CCACTTATAAAGTGTTGGTATCTTTTTGATTAACTTGTTATTACATAAAAAGTCTATCAGCGTAGAAATGATTGCTCGGTCATCAGACGACATTTCAAACAACTTATCATACACTTCAAACGCTAGGGTCTTCTTATCTATCTTCTTCTTCTTACACTCTAAAGCATTCTCAATACATCTGCATATAAATACACATAGTTCTGTATCAAACTTTAACTTGGTGTGGTCATCTATCTCTTCCACTTTAGCAACAATAGCACCCAGTAGGTCAGTTTTATGAGCGGCAACTTGCAACGTATTCTTCGTCTTAACGTAGCTCAAATTGATTGCCATTATACCTTACTCTATTATTATATTTTATAGCATATCTAACAATCTAACACCATAATCAATCATAATTAAGTTTAAAATATTGGTTTAATATAAATACAACCTTTAAAAGGTTGTGCCAAACGCTTACGTTATAACCAATTTGTTAGATTTGTTAGATATTATAATATTTATAAAATCTAAATGGAATACGTTATAGCAATCCCAACCTACATGCGATATGGCATTAAAACACTTGAGTATCTATCTAAAGAGTCCGTGTCTCCCGAGTTGATAACCATTTTCGTCGCAAACGCAGATGAATACGACCTCTATTATGCACGTTGGGGGGCGTTGTATCGTATTATTATTGGTGTTCTTAATATAGGTCCCCAACGCAACTTTATCACTGCATATTACCCAGAGGGAACGTATGTTGTATCTTGCGACGATGACATCCAGACCTTGCACCATATGCAAGGTGTTGGGTTTAATATTTGGATTCAGGAGTGCCTCCAATGGATGGTTGCGTCTGGAATCAGTCTTCTCGGGTTGAACCCAACAACAAATGTGTATTGGCGTTCCATTTCAAAAGCACCCGTGTTCCAGCGTGGTCGCTATTTATGTGTGGGAGTTTTCCATATTTATCGGATTAATTCATGTATCCTTCCCTTGGACTTTTCATATGTTGAGGATTATGAACGTAGCATTAAATATCTCCGCTTGGATGGTGCTGTCGGGCGTTATAACGGCGTCGTGCTTAAACACACGGGATGGACATCAGGTGGGTTGAAAGAGGCAAGGACCCTTGGGGCATATTGTAAGGCGGTCACCGAGTTTGCGTCTTTATATTCAAATGATGTATATTTAAATAGCAAGTTGATACCTGCGTTGTCAAAGGATACATTATTACCCAACGTGCGAATTCGGAAAAAATCTATACTTTGAGCTTTTTTAAAGCACATGCTTGCCTTCTTTTAAGATTAATTTGGTCCCTATTTGTAGCATAATATTGTGCTTTTTGTTCTGCAATTTGCTCCCTATTTGTAGCACGATATTGTGCTTTTTGTTCTTTGTGTGTAGCACGATATGCTGCACTACGCTCTACAATTTGTTCCTTGTGTGTAGCACGGTATGCTGCACAACGCTCTGCAATTTGACCCTTGTTTGTTGCACGATAATCTGCAATTTGGTCTTTATGCGTAGCATTGTATGCTGCCCAATATTCTGCACGTTGTTCTTTATGCGTTGCACGGTATGCTGCCCAATATTCTACACGTTGTTCTGCTTTTTGTTCTGCCCTTTGTTCTTCTGTTCTAAATGCCCTATACGTTCCCATATCGTCGTTATATTGCTCCTTCCAATACTGCTCTCTTTGTTCTGCTTCACGCTTCCCATTGCATGGAAAATCTTCAACCAAAACCATATTCCAATTGTCCCAACCTCCATTGGCACATATAACTTGATACACATTTAAATGATATCTCTTAACATTGGAGTTATTACACGCTGATTTATGACTTGCTTTACGATGAGACCAGTTTGTTGTTGAACCCACATACGTATTGGTAATATTAACATCATTGCATACAAATCTATATATCTGCGTGTTTGCGTAATTTATCGGTAGTTTTGGCATCTTATAGTATATTATGGATTATATTTAAGTCCATATCTAACAATCTAACAAATCTACTTAAAAGAAAACCAACGAGTATTTATTCCCGACCAGTGTGTCCTCATTCCAATGCAGTTTTTCTGCACCGTTAAAAATACATGGCGTGTAATAGGTCTGCTGTTTAACACCTTCTACCATCAAATCTGCCCCTGTATAGTCGCCAAACGAAATGATACACGACAGTGTTGCATTACCTGTGTCACGATGTGGTGGGCAAACCACATTATTGTTCAGGTGACACGACTTCCATGTGAATGGCACTATAAGGGTCCCAATTCTTTGTATCTCTTGCCATAATGCGGGGTATTTATGGGAATAATATGATAACCCCGTTAAACCGTTAAAACGCCCCGTTGTCTCCCCAAGCGTGATAGCACGATGTTTCTCTGGGAATCCTCGCCTATTGTTGGTGCTTGATTTTCGGGGTATTGTTATACCTTTTAGCATCTCTTCCAGATACACGAACTCTAAAACCATATCCATTGTTAGATATGTTAGATTTAGATATTATAATATTTATAAAATCTAAATGACCGAACCACTAATATTACACAATGCTGATTGCCTTACCATCCTACCCACCATCCCCGACAAATCCATTGACCTCGTCATACTTGACCTACCATACGGTCAAACTAATTGTGAATGGGACATACCAATTGATTTAACCGCACTCTGGGTTCAATTGAAACGTATTGCAAAACCAACAACTGCATTCATCTTCTTTACCACTACCAAATTTGGATACAAACTGATTCAATCTAACGAAAAGTGGTTTCGCTATGATATCGTATGGAACAAATCTAACACGCTTGGATTCCTCAATTCGCACAAGATGCCACTTCGCAGTCACGAGATGATTTATGTTTTTTATAACAAACTACCAACCTATAACATTAAGCAATACCATACCTACAAAGAAGGGACGATGACAACCAAGGCAGACCGTAGTAGCGTGTATGGTTCCTATCAAGGTATGGGCAATGGCAAATGGACTCCGTCTTTGCCTGTAAGTTTGCTTAATTACCCAGTCACCAAGACAAAGAAATTCCATAGCACACAAAAGAACCACGACCTATTACTATGGTTGATAAAGTATTACAGCAATGAAGGCGATACAGTGCTTGACCCGACCATGGGTTCAGGTTCTACTGGCGTTGCTTGTATTGAACTCAATAGGCACTTCATCGGTATTGAAATGGACACTGACATATTCAACACTGCACAGTCCCGAATCCACTTCCCCTAACAAAAAGGTTTCTAGCGAGGGAAGGTTTCGATCCTCCGCTCCTTTGGTTATGGGCCAAATACTTTTCCTCTAAGCTACCCCGCTATGCCATCATGCCCAAATTATGTGTATATAAACCACACATAATTACATATGTGCCTCTCTCAACTCTTTATGAACTATTAACAAAGTATATTTCCACCTTGCAAACCAAGCAGACTTATAAAACTCACGATGCAATTTAAACACTCTACGCGTCCATTGGATGTAATGATGGGGACTTTCAGGGACGACTATAGGGACGACTATTTCAGGGACGACTATAGGGACGACTATTTCAGGGACGACTATAGGGACGACTACTCCGCCTCTTTTGGTTTTCATGTATTTGCGTCCATAATTCAAACGGTCCTCTTTATTCTTGTAAGGCATTGATATATTATACGGGATTACTTTAAATTGATAATAATAGTAATCCCTTAATATCTAACAAATCTAACAAATTCAGTGATAACCGATATTACTGTATTATCAAAAAAAATTGAAATGAAATGCCAGACCATAACCAGACTCATTCAACACTAAACTATACAAAATTATAACCCCGTTCAATATGACCACTGAATATGCAACAAGAATGGAGGGCGATGTAATGGTTCGTTATTATTTAGATGACAATGGGAGCGAATACGGAGACGCAGATGGATTCTGCACGACTTGCAACCGATGGGAAACTTTATGCAAATTCTACGAGGAGGATGGGCACTGTCAACCGTGCAAAGGTTGCTATGTTGATGAAGAATGGGAAGCAGGTTTTGAAAACGACGAATCACGAGCGTTCAATATGTCTACATTCGTTTGCGATATCTGCCAAATAATTGATGGTCTGGAGGACCAATTTACGGTCAATGGTCAAGGCGTCTGTATGGATTGCTGGTCCGACAATGATGTTTTATGCAAGGGATGCAGGCATACCATTCAAGACAACGGTTTTTGCACTGACGGATGCACCTTTGGCGATAGTGCAGGGTTTTGGATTTGCCCCAAATGCAACAGCACTCAAAAAGACACGGACACCTGCCAACAATGTGGGCAGGATGATAACGTAAGCGTTGATTCCGACGAATCACGGGACGATTATGATGACCAAGGCATCCTATGCCACTACTCAAAAACCACTGGCGGATGGGATGCGATTGAAAACGATGATAGCAAATACATGAACGAACCAATGCCCTGTATTGTATGCAAATGCACTGATATTCCCAGATATTTATTGAAATGGACCGATGGCGGAGGCGGATACACGGACACCTGCCAACAATGCGACAATGATAAACAGATTGCACTGTTAGAAAAGCAATCTATTGCAAAAGACGAGGAGATTGCCCGATTAACCCTTGAATTGGACTCCGTATTGGCGACAAGTCAAATACCAAAGGAACTATTGACAAAGTTCGAGAGAGGTGTTGTAATGGCGTGTATTGACATCAACATTACAAAAGAAAATGCGTTGCACGTAATGGAGGTAAAGTATCCAAGAATCTATGGTGTTGTATCTAATAACTGGTCCCATTATTATAATATGTATTTGAAAACCAAGAAATAATCCACTTTAACAAATTATTACAAAACAGGTATTGGGATTACGTCGTCCCCGCCTCTTTTTTTATTTCAGTATTTTTCACACTACGTGTTGTTTTTGATAATAGACACATAACGGTTAATGAACCTATTGGAAATGATCCTGCATTGACTTTTTAAAAAAGCGGGACGGTCGCCAAAAAGAAACAGTGGTTTTCGGAACAGTGGTTTTTACTTTTAAGTTAGTTCTTACCAGACGACTATGCACATTTATGTTTTTATGTTTTATGTTTTATGTTTTATGTTTTGTTTTAATAAAAATATAAGGTTCTATATGAATCTACCTTTTTTATCAAAACCCCTGTTCAAAACCACTGATTCTTATTACTATTATTTTAAAAAATATAAAAAAGAGTAAGGCACCCCCCTACAACTTTTACTATAAATAGAGTAAAAATGTCAAAAAAAAAGAAACAGTGGTTTTCAAAGAATCAGTGGTTTTCAAAACCCACTGTTTCCCTTTTGGCGACCGTCCCGCTTTTTTATTTCAGTATTTTTCAGTTTTTTAAAAAATATTGAATTAGATTACATATCTTTCTCATCAGGGTCTTTGAATCGTTTGCCATAAAGCAAAACTTTACTATTTGAATCTTTAATAATAAGACCGAGTGCCTTGAGTTTTTCATTGAACTTTCGCTTGTTGTATGCATTTTTTAATTTGTTTTGACTGCAGTAGGTATCAAACTGGATACGTAGGTCATTAACTACAATGAGTTTGTTAGTTGCCTTATCATTCTCGCAGTCCTCCAACGTTTCTGCCAAAAACTCCTCAATGGCGGTATCCTTGTTGTCTTCAATTTGTTCATTTCGTGCAAGAATCATTGCAGGAGACATTTTAAATGAACTTGATATGGTGCCAAAATGCATAATATAACTGAATATGTAATCACTCAATTCAAGTAATCCTTTTTCAAACGCAGTTTGGTCACCTACAACAAATTCACCATTTTCATCTTTCTTACCAAAATCAGCACAAAAGTTAAACACAACAATACGATTTAACAATGCCTTTGAACCAGCATCAAAAGAAGGCATATTCTGCACGTTTAAAGAGCAAAGAGAGGTAAGGGTGGGATAGATGGTCTTATCTTTTGTATGTAATGTTCTTAAATTAAGACCATCTCCGCCAGTCATTGCTTTAATAGCAGATTCATTTAATTTGGTTATTCCTGATAATTCGGATACAAGACCAATTCGCGACTTATCTAACTTTTCAATCTCGGTATTCAATGCGGATTTTGTGCCTGATTCTACAATAACATTGTTTGAAAGTGTATCAACAAATTTATTAAAAATGCCACGAATAGCATTGAAAAGTGTTGATTTTCCATTTGTTCCTGTTCCAATGCAAAAGAATATAAACCGAAGAGGTTTGCCAACTAATACACTCTTTAATACATCAATGAACACACGTGTAGTTTCTGTATCACCGCAGAATAGGTCATTGAAATATTTATCAACAACTCCGAACTCGGGGATAGTTGCATCGTAAGGGATGTATTTTGCGTTGATTGCAAAATCAAACTTATGTTCAATAGTGCGAGGCACAGAGGTTAGTGTCCTCATATCAAACACACAATTGTCATTGGTAGGAATCATGTAGAGGGATTTATTCATATCATCAGGAAATTCGGTGTCCTTGATAAGGTCAGACAACTCCTTCACAATATGGTCTTTATCCCCCGACTGCCCGCATCGTTGCAGGATAACATTAATATTTTTGATTTTCATTGCAGACTCCTCTGGTGAATCATTCATCATTTGTTTTTTTATACACTCATACACAGACTTGAACTCGGTTGATATTTGGGTTCTAATTGGCGAATTACCACACTTATCGCTCCACAGATTGTTTATTTTATCAAAACAGTAGAAATCCTGTCGGTTGTTGTTAGTGCAAACATAATTTGAACCATACAATGCGTTGAAAGCAGTGGCAAGGTCAAAGTCATTTATATTATCAATAGAGGCATTAAGAAGAACCATCTGCGACGGTGTTAAACTATCTAGCAATTCTTTGTTTTCGTCTGTTAGTTCCATATAAGCAAGTTGTTCTATAGCATCTTTTTGTGCCTTGACTGCCTCTTTTTGTGCCTTGACTGCTTCTTTTTGTGCTTTGATTGAGTCGCATAATTGTTGCTTTGCGGTTTCTTTTTGTGCTTTGATTGAGTCGCATAATCGTTGCTTTGCGGTTTCTTTTGCAATATCTGCTTGTTGTTTCCATTTTTGGGCAATTGTTGGATAATCCCGTCGGATTGCCTTTTTAAGAGCGTTCATTGCTTTTAATGGGTCATCCATCAACTTTTTAACGTGATTAAACTTTGCTTCATACTCGGACTGCTTGTTAGTTGTCCCATCTCGCATTGTTGCTTGTTCCCAGCACGTAAAGGCATCTTCTACTGGAAGAACAGATGCAAGCATACCCGCAAGAGATAACCACTTTTGATGACAACCCGAACCAACAAGATTGGCGAATGCTCCCGATTCGGCATAAAAAAGCAACTCTGCCGTGTATGGAGATTCCGTAATACCATTATCAAAGGGGGATACAAAATTAGACTTGGTGTATTGTGGTCCATCATTGAATTCTTCCATTGTGCGTGCGTCTGGGTCGTGCCTTGTAATGATTGTTTTTATTAATTCGCCCTTGACAAGAATAAGAGGGCGACATTCGTTCGGTTTGCTTGTATTGGTGCATCGCATTTTGGCGTTTGAATTATACACTGATTCATCAAAAAGAGACTCCATAGTAGGTATGAAATCAAAGATGTTATTATGAACTTTTCTATTTGCAAAAGACGTAAGATTCATTTGATGCATAAATCTGCGTTGTTGTTGCTTGGTTGCAATAACGTTAGATACATA